CTATTTATTTTGTACCACGTTATACACACCATACACATAGAAACACCCCCCGTCATTAAACAAACGGAATCCTACCCATATAATATTTTGCAAAAAATACAAAACCACCTCAAAAAAATAACGCTGTAACCCTATGATTGCAAAAGAAAATCCCGTGCAAACATGTGCCATGGACCGGCATAAAGTGCATGAAACTTTAATAAAAACAAAGTAAATTTCCCTGTAAAAACAAAGTAATTAAATCTACAGGGAAAAGTTTCCCGAACGGGAATAAAACGCCAAAATGTTTCTCAAAATGTACAAAACTTACCGAACGGGAAATATATTGCAACGCAGCAATTGTGTGATATACTACACATTATTAACACCTATTAGGAGAAACCCTATGTATGACATTTTTAAACCCATTGAACTAAACAAGACCTACCAACAAGTAGAAGGTGCCATCAAGTCTGGATATAACTTTTGGCTGGACGTAGTAGCTGACACCCTCAAGATGTACAAAACGAAATAAGCGCTTTGCCGGGGGGTACAACGCCCCCCAGTTACTAGACAAAACAAAAACTGTCTAGTAACAAAACCCTGATAAACTAGAAGCTAAACCCACCCCTACCTCTGGATGGAGCTTCATGAACACAATTCAAGTTGACCTAAGCAAGCTGCCACCTGATGTTAGGGAGTGGGTTAACTTCGAAATCTCGGTAAGTAACGCATCTGATGTTGCCGTCAAGTTACTCAATAAAACGCATGTAATGATGGATGGCATAAGAGTCCATGGCTACTTTTGCAGTGAAACAGAATCCCTAGTTGTATCAGGCCGCGCCCCAGACTGGGTGCAAATCATGGTTCACGAGTCCTGCCACCGTGACCAGTACGTAGAAAAAGTTTCCTTGTGGAACCGAAAAGTAGAGATTGACGGGGAAAAACTTGACCCCCTTAATGTATTCTGGGACTGGCTTAACGGCGCTAAAGAAGTAAAACCTCGCAAGCTACGAGAGGCAATGTTACATGCGATGCGTCTGGAGCTAGACTGCGAAAGAAGAAGTGCTAAGAAGATTGACCAGTTCTACTTGCCGATAAATACTAAGGAGTACATCCAGAAGGCCAACGCCTACGTGTACCTGTACCACGTCATACCCCACACCCGCAAGTGGTACCCTAAGGGTAAAGCCCCATTCACATTGCCAGAAGTATGGACTAAGATGCCTACAGACTTTGATAGGGACTATGACCACATCCCGACAAAGACCAAAAACCTGATACTGGAGCACTGCTTCTAAATGCCATATAAAGACCTAGAAGTTAAGAAGGCGTATCACAAAGAGCAAAGCCGCAAGTATTATGAGAAGAATAGAGCGAAAGTAATAGAGGCTACTACTAAGTATGCCAAGCGGGGTAAGGAGAAGTGGGACCTGTTCAAAGGGAGCTTACACTGCGCCCGGTGTAATGAGAACCACATAGCCTGTATGGACTTCCACCACGTAGACCCAAGCGAGAAAGAGTATGAAGTTAGCGCTCTAGTTAGTTCCAAGATGTTTACTAAAGCGTACAAAGAGATTAAGAAGTGCATAGTGCTGTGTTCGAATTGTCACAGAAAGCTGCATTACGAAGAGAAAGAACAACAAAAATAAAAAATAGAGTACACTACTGACATCGCCTATAACAGGTTGCAAATGATTAACGTAGAACCCACAAAGGACCACCCAGTCCCATATATTGCGCAGGATGACGAGACCAAGACGTTTACAGACGAGCTTGCCGTAACTGCGAACACCCTAAGTCTTCTAGAAGAGTTGGGTGCAGGTCCAGATATTGACCCTGAAACCGCTAGAGCAGAAAAGAACCTAGTTCAAAACGCCCTTAAAACTCAGAACAAAAAAGCAATGCAGAGTGTAACTACAGCTGCGTACGCTGCTAGGGAGTTCATTAAAGAGTATGCTAACCAAGTATCTGCAGACGTTAATGAAGTACGCTCCGCCATAACTACAAAGTTGTTAGCACTTGCTAACTGCGGCGACCCAAAGTTTGAGTTAAAGGCCATCGAGCTATTAGGTAAGCATAGTGATATCGCCTTGTTTACAGAGCGCTCAGAGATAACCATTAACCACAAGTCCTCAGCTGACCTAGAAGAAGCCATCAAGGAAAGAGTCAAGCGTCTATTGAACGCAGATATTGTGGATGTAACTCCGATAATGGATGACTTAGATGCGGAACTTGCCGCTACTGAAGAAGCCACATTTGAAGAAGTTGAAACAGCTGCACTAGCTGATGAAGTAGAAGAAGATGAAGCCCGCGCACGAGATACTAAATAACATATCCCTCAAAGATATCCCCAAGATACTTCCGCAGTTGACGGAGTCGGAGCAGCGCCAGCTCCTGATGGAGCTAGAAAAGCTGGGCGAGTTAAAAAATAAAGAATTAGCACAGGAGAAGTTCATTGCGTTCGTTAATAAAGTATGGCCGTCATTTATTGCAGGTCGGCACCACGCTCGTATGGCTGCGGCGTTCGAAGAAGTGGCTAACGGTACATGTAAAAGACTTATTATTAACATGCCTCCACGTCACACGAAGTCCGAGTTCGCCTCTTACTTACTCCCCGCTTGGTTCTTGGGTAAATTTCCGGGCAAGAAAGTTATTCAGACGTCTCATACGGCAGAGTTGGCTGTTGGCTTCGGACGTAAAGTTCGAAATTTGGTGGATTCCGACCCGTATAAAGCGATATTTCCAGGTGTTGGGCTACAAGCGGACTCTAAAGCTGCTGGGCGGTGGGCGACTAACGCTGGTGGAGACTATTTTGCTATCGGTGTGGGAGGTGCTGTTACTGGTAAAGGCGCGGACTTGCTCATTATTGATGACCCGCACTCAGAACAAGAAGCAACACTAGCCGAAACTAACTCAGATGTGTATGATAAGACATATGAGTGGTACACATCAGGGCCTAGGCAACGTCTACAGCCAGGGGGTGCTATTGTCATCGTCATGACAAGATGGTCCAAGAAGGACTTAACGGGTCAAGTTATCAAAGCTGATGCACAAAGAGGCGGTGAAGGATGGAAAGTAATTGAATTTCCAGCAATTTTGCCCTCAGGTAACCCACTTTGGCCTGAATTTTGGCCAATGGAGCAGTTAGAAGCCTTAAGAGATGAACTTCCGGTCTCAAAATGGCAAGCTCAGTACCAACAAGCCCCTACTTCATCTGTTTCTGCCATTATTAAGCGTGAATGGTGGAAAGTTTGGGAGAAAGATGACCCTCCACACTGTGATTTTATTATTCAATCTTGGGATACAGCGTTCTTAAAGACAGAACGTTCAGACTATTCTGCATGTACAACATGGGGTGTGTTCTATAAAGATGATGATACTGGGCGCCCACAAGCAAACATTATTTTATTAAACTCACTTAAAAAACGTATGGAGTTTCCAGAATTAAAACAAAGAGCATACGAAGAATGGCAAGAATGGCAACCAGATTCACTGATTATTGAAGCAAAAGCATCAGGTTCCCCACTTTTATTTGAGTTAAGAGCTATGGGAATACCTGTACAAGAGTACACTCCTAGTAAAGGAAGTGATAAAATCGCGAGATTGAATAGTGTCTCGGATATTTTTGCGTCTGGATTTGTATGGGTACCGGAGACAAGATGGGGTGAAGAATTGGTAGAAGAAGTTGCCAGTTTCCCTTCTGGTGAACATGATGACTTAGTGGACTCAATGACCCAAGCCATTATGCGGTTTAGAAGAGGTGGGTTTATCAGGTTGGAGTCAGATGAACCTGACCCAATTAAATATTTTAAGTCCAAGCGTAGTGCTGGATTTTACAGAGTTTAAATAGGAACTAATTATGGCGATGGACAAAGGTTTATATCAGGCACCGCAAGGTATTGCAAGCTCACCCAATGAGCCACCACTGGAGATTGAGATTGTTGACCCAGATGCGGTACATATCGGTATTGGAGGCCAGTCCATTCTAGATATAGAAAAAGACCAAGAAGAAGATAATACGTTCGATGAAAACTTAGCTGAACAAATTGATGATGGTGTTCTTCAAACTATTGCTAGTGACTTAATTGGGTTAATTGATGCAGACGTTGCAGCGCGTAAAGATTGGGCGGATACCTACGTTGAAGGTCTAAAACTTCTAGGGTTAAAGTATGAAGAAACAACAGAACCCTGGGCGGGCGCATGTGGCGTTTACCATCCTATGCTTGCTGAAGCTGTCGTCAAATTTCAGTCAGAAGCGATTATGGAAACGTTCCCAGCGATGGGGCCTGTCAAGACTAAGATTATCGGTAAAGAAACCACGTCTAAAAAAGAAGCCGCAGTACGTGTAACTGATGACATGAACTACAAGCTCACAGAAGAAATGAGTGAGTATCGCCCTGAGCAAGAAAAACTATTGTGGAACCTACCATTAGCTGGTTCAGCATTTAAGAAGGTCTACTATGACCCAAGCCTTGGACGACAAGTTGCAATCTTTATTCCGGCTGAAGACCTCATTGTTCCTTATGGCGCTTCTAACTTAGAGAACGCTGAACGTATTACTCACCAGATGCGTAAGACCAAGAATGACGTTAAAAAGCTCCAAGCAGCAGGATTTTGGCGGGATATTGACCTTGGCGAACCAACTAATGTGATGGACGATATCGAGAAACGTAAGGCTGAGGAGCAAGGCTTCTCTGCTACTACGGATAATCGTTTTAAAATATTTGAAATTTGTGTCGACTATGACCTTCCTGGGTACGAAGATGATGCAGGAATTGCACTACCTTATATCATTACCCTAGAAAAGAGCACCGCAAAGGTGCTAGCTATCCGCCGTAACTGGTATGAAGACGATATTCTAAAACTTAAACGTAATCACTTCGTGCATTACCAATACGTACCGGGATTTGGATTCTATGGATATGGACTTATACATCTTATTGGAGGTTATGCTCGTAGCGCTACTACTATTGTGCGCCAGCTTGTCGACGCAGGGACACTCAGCAATTTACCGGGCGGTCTCAAAGCAAGAGGCTTACGGGTTAAAGGAGACGATACACCAATCTCCCCCGGAGAATTTAGAGACGTAGATGTTCCATCTGGCACTATTAAAGATAACATCATGTTGTTACCATATAAAGAGCCTAGCCAGACTCTTATGTCTCTCTTCAACCAAATCGTTCAAGAAGGCCGTGCTTTCGTATCTGCTGGGGACCTCCAAGTGTCCGACATGGGTGGTAATGCGCCTGTTGGAACTACTTTGGCTATTCTCGAGCGCACTCTTAAGGTAATGTCTGCAATTCAAGCTCGTCTGCATTATTCGATGAAGCAAGAATTTAAACTCCTTAAAACAATTATTGCGGATTACACTCCAGAGGAATATGAGTACGAACCGGAAGACGGTACAGCAGCGGCAAAGAAAAGTGACTATGACGATGTAGAAGTACTCCCGGTTAGCGACCCTAACGCGTCGACCATGGCGCAGAAAATCGTACAGTATCAAGCTGTATTGCAGTTGGCTCAGTCAGCTCCGCAACTTTACAACCTACCTCTACTCCACAGACAGATGATTGAAGTTCTTGGTATCAAGAATGCTCAAAAACTTGTACCAATGGCGGATGACCAAAAACCTGCTGACCCAGTAACAGAGAATCAAAATGTCTTAATGATGAAGCCAGTTAAGGCTTTCTTGTACCAAGACCATCAAGCACATATCCAAGTGCACATGTCAGCTATGCAAGATCCAAAGATTCAACAGATGGTTCAGATGAACCCAATGGCACAGCAAATCCAACAAGTAGCTATGGCTCATATTACCGAGCACATTGCTATGGAATATCGCAAGCAAATGGAAATGCGCATGGGCGTTGCACTACCTTCTGAAGATGATGACCAAGAAAGAGAAATTCCTCAATCTATGGAAGTTCAGATTTCTCAGATGGCTGCCCGTGCAGCAGCACAGATGTTGCAACAAAACCAACAACAGCAACAAGCACAGCAAAACGCTCAAACTGCTCAAGACCCATTGGTACAAATGCAGCAGATGGAA